CCTCCAGTAAGGGTAATACCGTTTACTGAGCCTGTAGTTGCTACTGAAGTAACTGTACCTGTAGTTGTAGAATAACCATAAGCCAGTATTTTGTCTTCAATAGCCGCTGAAGTCATTAGTGACGTATCATTAGCTACGAAAGCTTCTGCACTAGTCTGATAAGCGGCATCCGCTAATTGAGATACGGTAATCCCGCTTAAAGCGCCTCCAAGAGTAAGAGTACCCGAAGAGGTAACTGTACCTGTAAGGGTAATACCGTTTACTGAGCCTGTAGTTGCTACTGAAGTAACTGTACCTGTAGTTGTAGAATAACCATAAGCCAGTATTTTGTCTTCAATAGCCGCTGAAGTCATTAGTGACGTATTATTAGCTTCGAAAGCTTCTGTATTAGTCTGATAAGCGGCATCCGCTAATTGAGATACGGTAATCCCGCTTAAAGCGCCTCCAAGAGTAAGAGTACCTGAGCCAGTAATTGTACCTCCAGTAAGGGTAATACCGTTTACTGAGCCTGTAGTTGCTACTGAAGTAACTGTACCTGTAGTTGTAGAATAACCATAAGCCAGTATTTTGTCTTCAATAGCCGCTGAAGTCATTAGTGACGTATCATTAGCTACGAAAGCTTCTGCACTAGTCTGATAAGCGGCATCCGCTAATTGAGATACGGTAATCCCGCTTAAAGCGCCTCCAAGAGTAATAGTTCCTGAGCTAGTAATTGTACCTCCAGTAAGGGTAATACCGTTTACTGAGCCTGTAGTTGCTACTGAAGTAACTGTACCTGTAGTGCTGCTAAAATTAGCATCATTATTAAATACGCTTAATTTAATCTCGCTTGCGGGTTTCCTACTCTCTGTAGTACCGTTTTGTAGTATAAATTCTGTGGTGGCAGCCACATCTGCTACCATGTCGGCTAACTCAGAAAAATCTAAACTAAAAGAGCCTGTAGATAATGTTATTCCAGTGCCTCCAGAGAATAAACCTCTTATCTCAGAATCTGATAAACCATTAATAGTAGCTATAACAGGATCGGTTCCTGAAATAGCTACACTCAAATTAGTTCCAAAGTTTAAATCATCGACCTCTGTCGCAGTACCTCCACTATCTTGAACCTGCATAGAAGCAGATGCATTGACAATAGAGTTTGCATCAATAGTTACTCCAGAAAGAATTAGGTCAGTTCCGTCAAACCACACATACTTTGAGTCATTACCAAAGATCATTTTCCCAGCGGTTAAGTCTAAGAATGCTCCCGCCTCTCCGGAGGTAGGAGCAGAATCAGCTTCTGGAATGTTTCCGCCCTTTAGGGTACCTGCCGTAATGTCTCCGATGTTTGCTGATACGGCTGCAAGACTATTAACAGATACATCATCTGCAAAAACTTTCTGGGCGTTTAATAAAGTAGCAACAATAGAGTTTGCACTAACACTATCCGCAGTGATAGAATTAGCTGCTATAGTGTTGGCAGTAACAGAATTAGCCGCTAGATTATTAGCGGTTATAGAATTAGCTGCTAATAACTCTGTTGTTATCGAATTTGATACGATTTTACTAGCATTGACCGAATTTGCAGCGATTTCATTAGTCCTAACCGAATTTGCAGCAATAATATCAGCAGTGACTCCGTTTGCTGCAATATCATTGGTGTTAATCTTATTAGCATTTAATAAAGTAGCAACAATAGAGTTTGCACTAACACTATCCGCAGTGATAGAATTAGCTGCTATAGTGTTGGCAGTAACAGAATTAGCGGATAACTTCTCTACAGTAATTGCATTTGCCGCAATTTTATTACTAGTAATCGCGTTGGCAGCAATAGTATCAGCAGTGACTGCCCCAACAGTTAACTCTAGAGTTGTTATAGAGTTAGATGCAATAGTATCCGCATTAACTGAGTTAGTCGCCAAAGAGTCAGAAGTAATAGAGTTAGCTGCAATTGAGTTTGTAGTGATTTGATTAGCAGCAATCAAATTAGTAGTAATAGAGTTAGCAGCAATCTTATCAGAGTTAATTTGATTAGCAGCAATTCTGTTGGTTGTAATAGAATTTGCGGCAAGAAGCTCGGTGGTAATAGTATTAGCTACAATGTTTTCAGCAAAAACAGCATTTGCTATAAGCTCATTTGTAGTAATAGAGTTAGCAGCAATCTTATCGGCGTTAACAGAATTAACAGCAAGTTTTTCTGCGGTAATTAAAAAAGCGTCAAGTGTTTCTGTAGTAATAGACCCAGAAGAAATATGCCTAGAGGTGATTGCGTTGGAAGCAATAATGTTTGCTTCAACAGAATTGGATTGCAAAATATTAGAATTAATAGCATTCGATACAAGAGAATTAGTAGTAACTGACTCTGCAGCAATAGTTTTTGATGTGACAGAATTAGCAGAAATAGTATCTGTAATAACAGAATTAGCCTGTAAAATATCTGTAGTGACAGAATTAGCAGAAATAGTATCTGTAATAACAGAATTAGCCTGTAAAATGGCTGTAGTGACAGAATTAGCCGAAATAGTATCTGTAATAACAGAATTAGCCTGTAAAATATCTGTAGTGACAGAATTAGCCGAAATAGTATCTGTAATAACAGAATTAGCCTGTAAAATGTCTGTAGTGACAGAATTAGCAGAAATAGTATCTGTAATAACAGAATTAGCCTGTAAAATGTCTGTAGTGACAGAATTAGCAGCAATAGTATCCGCAATAACAGAGTTAGACACAATACTATTTGTAATAATGGAGTTAGATGCAATAATATTCGTAACAACAGAATTAGATGCGATAGTATCCGTAACAACAGAATTAGCAGCTAACTTGCCTGTAGTAATTGAACCAGCAGCTAAACTTCCAGTTCCAACGGAACCACTTATTAATAAAGAGCCATCTACTGCTTCTGTTTGTTCTACCCAGGATGAAATTGGATCATAAATCCAAACACTCTGTGCTGTGGGAGCACTTTCAGAGCCCACAAAAAACCAAGCTTGGTCTTTGGCTATAGGATCCCCCGGTCTATTAGTCCAAGAAGTATCCCAAGCTGTGTCAGCTTGAGAAGAAGTTGTAGGAAGAGAAGTAACTGGAACATGCCATCTTCCTGCGCCTCTAGAACCTACGGAAGAAACACTAAAATCTTGTTCTGGATAAAATAGTGATGTATTTCCAAAAGAATCAGTAACCTGTACAGTATATTTAATAGTTGCACTTAGGGCGGTAATACTACTAGGAACATCATATAGTATAAAATCAGAACCTTCCGTATCTACGGCACCTGCAGTAATATTTGTAGGTGTAACAGCGTTCACTTTAAAAGAAGGTTCTGCGGCTCCAGTGCTGTCATAAGGTATATCTGTAATACCTGATTTTACTCGTATAGCTGTACCCGTACCAGTATATACATAACTGCCTAGGGAGAGAGGATTCTCTGACAAAGATACAACAGGTCTGGAAAGATTTACGGATACGGCTTCTACTCCCGAAGCAGTTACTGCTGTTAGTACACTTGTATAAGGGGAAAAGAAAGTTTTTGGAATATTTTCGGTGCTTCGAGTAGTAGTGCTAGTAGTTCTATAACGAATCCAATAGTATAAAGTAGTCGGAGCAATACTAATAACTGGGTCTAAATAAGTGGTTGCTGAAGAGGTACCAATGAGTTCCGCAGTATTTACGTCATTAGTAGTATTTCTTCTTACTTCAATAGTGTAGTTGTTGGGATTAAACTTCGGCGCATTTACCCAGGAAAGTTGAATACCAACTCTCTGGGTAATATGAGAAAAGCTTGTGGGAGTAACTACATCTGCTTGATTAGCTACACTAGCGGAAGTTTGTCCAGAAAATTCACTGACAGGACTAGGCTGCACTAAGTAAGCATCATCATTGTGTTCTTCTGCAGTAACTTGAACCAAACAATCATTGGTAAATGTTAAATTAGTAATTCTAAAATACTTGGTTACCCACCCGAATCTATCATAATTAATAGCGATAATATTACCAGCTACTAGCAGAATACCTCGCGGAGTAGTTTTAAAACTAATTTTTAACCCATAACGAGATTGTTCTAGATATTGGCTGGCATTGATTCTAGCATTATAGTAATTTGTTACATAGGGCGTTTTAAAATCTCCCTTTTTAGACACATTTCTATCTTCTTTTAGGTAAGTAGAATTAAAGAAAGAAATATTTCTAGTTTCAAAAGAATTTTGAGGATCCGAGATACCTACAGAAACTAAGTTAAAAGTTCCTTTTTGTCCTGCATCTTCTACGTTTATAGTACCAATGATGTCGTCTTCATATAAAATTTCAGCGGAGTCAAGAGTACCTACTTTAGACTCTACAGCAATATCATACTTACCGTTAGAATAACGAAGCATGCCATTAAAGTGGTTTAACATGCTATTAATATTATCGAATACAGAAGCAGAAGTATCTAATACAACATTAGTTTGGTGGCGAGTTACTTCTCTCTGATTTTGATCGGCCCACCCAAGATATTTCCAGAATTTTACTTCATCAGAGTCGTATAAAGAATAGCCAGAAGCAAAGGTAGTTGTAGAACCTTGTAATTTTCTAATAACTGGATTACTGTATTCTCCTGGAGCATTTCCAGCACCTATGGTCATAGTCGCAGTGCCACCCCCATTTACTTTATCTAAAGTAAGCGAGGTTATTTCAGTAAGAAGTATCAGAGCTGCTTTAGTTATTTTACCAGTAGAAGTGACTCTATAAAGTTTACCGGAAGTCCAAACTAAATCACCGGCAGTGTATGTTTTCCAATCATGCCACTTATATCCCAACTTACCAATTACATCTGTCCAGACAGTCTCTAGTAGCCCGGACTCAGATTTACTAGATAGCTTCGTACCTTGCCATACCGTTTTGCCGTTGTAAGAATATTTATATATATCGCCTACTAGGGGGCTATAACTAGTTGATATTGTTGAAACATCAGAACGAGTATCACAAACTCGTGCAGCGGCTAAAAAGCTTGGTAATCCAATATCTTTCTCAAGACTCAGACCTTTACCAAACCTAACATTGGTCATGTAGTCTAAAGTCTGCATAACAGGATTAATAGAAACTCTTAAATCGGGCTTAGTATATAGTTTATAGCTATCTCCAGTGGTACCATTACCTGTGGGTAGATAACCTATATCAAAAGCTGAATCAACTGCAGCTATTCTATAGTCAGTGCCTGCTTCGGTAAATGCATAATATTTTACTACTTTTCTTTTCTGTAGATAGGTAGAGCCATCAGCTACTGTACGAGTAACTTCTATCTCAAAACCATTATAAGCGTCTTCTACAGAGCTGGCTGTGGCAGGGTCAAGAGCTATAGCATTATTTATAGTAATATAGTTTAATACAGTATCAAATTCAGTAGCCGAGTCGGAAGTATCATAATCTTTTATAGTATGCGTTCCATCTCCATTATCTTCGGTATCACCTTTATCTTCAGACCCAGGGCCTCCCTGCCCATCTTCAGGTTGCGTATCTTGTGTTTGTTTTTGGGCAATAGTAGTTACTGTTCCTCGCCCTTTTATAGAATTATCTGGTTGCGCTTGCTCAGCAGCAGCGGATTCTATTATTACCCTAGGAACAGCACCACTCGATACAGTTACATCTACCCCTGTTGTAGTTGCTGTAGCTACAGATTGAATTGGAGCTTCAAGAGTCTCATCCACAATTCCGGTAATTTCTGTAGCGCCAGAGACTATAAAATTTAATTGATTTGCAGGCGTCGTTACACTCTGAATATAAAAAGCGGAAGTAGTGGTAAAAGCAGGGTCATTTTTTAATCTAATCCTAGGCGAAGAATTTTCTGGGAGAGTAAATATATCCTGTATATAATTGGAAGAACCTATTTGAGTTCCTCCAAGTTCGTGTAAAGTTACTTCTTCACCTAAAATAAAATTATCGGAATCTTGTCCTGCGGCAGGCACAGAAATATAGGACCAGTCATAGTTATAGCAGTCTATCAGTCTACCCCGAACTACAAAATCTAGTTCTGGTATAGAGGTCTCATCTTCGGCTATAGTATATTTTCCGACAACATAAGCAGTGTCTAATACTCTATGCTGTCCTCCCCAGTATGAAAAACGTTTATCAGAGTAGTAGTCCTGTTGTAATTTAAATCTTTGTGCACTAGCTAAGGATACTAAAAGAGAATCTGCTTTTTGATTAGAAGCTCCTGCATGGAAAGTATATCTGGCATCTATGGGGCTAGTATATGATGCAAACTCTCCCTCCTGTATTCCGTTTCCGTTTGTTACAGTTCCTGTAGCGCTTAGCGCTTCAACGTTGTCTAAGTTTACGGCATAAACACCGTCGTCGTATTCTACAAGTTCCCCAAATTCTGTAGTATGAACTGTAACTACAGATCTGGACTCACCATCCTTGCCGACTTTCGCATTGATTTTAGTGCCGTCGTATACGCTAGTCGTAGTACCTAGTACGTCTCCTTGGTCCATTCTGCCGATACATGCGACATCTACATTTTCTGTCGCAGTCGGCCCTCTAGTAACGGAGTCTTGTCCATCCACACAAATACTTGAAAGATTATTCAAGTATATATCATATATCCCTGAAATTTCTCCTTCGCATATGGCATAAGCTACGTATACAATTCTAGAGTTATCTACCTCTGTATCTACGAAAAACGGTACACTGTCTATTTTCTGTACACCATAAACTACAGGCAAGTATTTTGCTTCTAAATTGAACCTGAGATCGGCTTCTCTATCTACATTTACTTGGTATTCTACTTGCTTATATTTTTTACTACCATACCATTTTCTCTTCATTTTGAGTTTGGTTCTGGTTTCTTTAACTTGATAGATTGCTATAAGATTTATAGCTAACTCTGAGTGGGCAAACCCTAGATCTGTAGCGTATTCTTGTCTTTTAAGGGCGGAAGGAATAACTTTGCCAGAAGCATCTAATCCTCTATGGAAAGAGTCTGCAGTGAGTCGTCCGCTAACTCTTACGAAGTCTCCCCAATGGCTAGAAACATTCCAGGAAATTCTTGAATTACCTTCTGGATTTTCAGTAAGTTTTGCAGTGTTAATAATACCTTTAAATAGAAGATAAGGCGAGCCAATGATAAGACCATTAGTATTATCAATATGCGCTTTATAGATAAATACTTCTCTATTAATGTAGCCTGCATAGCTCGTAGCTGTTCTTTTATTAAGTAGCCCAATTACTTCTTCGGAAGCAAATTCTAAAGTATAGAAGTTTGTTTTAGTAACAAAAGCTTCATCAACAGTAACAATAGCTCTCGTATTGTTTTGAGTAAAGCTATCTATTCGAGCAGTTTTTCCATCATTATTATCGCCAAGATCTATAAGCTTAACTTTATCGCCTTCTGCGAAACCGGCGAGCACTAAATCGAAATTTGACTGAATAAAATCAGCGCCGATAGTAAAAGTATCTCCTAGAGAGGTGGATAATGCTGTGGCATCTAGTTGTAAACTAATAGAAGAGGCGCGGGCTTGAGTAGTTTCTGTAACGCTACCTACAGAAATTAACCTATTTGATAAATACCGTTGTGCGCCATTACCGCTTTGGTCATCGAAACTAATATCTCGTGAACCATCCGTAATGTATGCATACCCGAGTGCGTCGGTTCTCGGCGTTCCCGTGGTAGTTTTTATTGCTTTTTCGAACTTAACAATATGTGCATAGGAAAAATTATCCCTATAATCGGCATTATCAGTTAGTAAAGAGTTGGTAAGATCTGTGCTTAAACTTCTGATTGTCACTGTACTTCCTCCAAAGAAAGAGAGAACTGATATAGATTATTAGTTCCTAAAGAGTATTCTTGAGTATCCTTGTCGGATACTACTTTAAAAAGGACGTCCTTAAATTGAGTTGTAGAGGCAGCAGTTACGTCTTTCTGCAGCCCCGGAGTAAAATGAATTTTTATCTGATCTGCATCTAAAGTAGTAGTATTTTGCAAAAGATCGGCGGTCTCCACTCCTGTTATCATATAAACTTTTTTATGATTAGTATTCGAAGCGTCGGTAATTGTAAATACATCTCCTGCAGTCGGAGTTCCATGAGTAGCAAAGGCATACGAAACACCTTCTAATTTCATAGAAGTTTCTCCTGCAAAAGCAGCATTAGGTAGAAATAAACTGTTTACATATGTAGCGTTTGCAGAGAAAGTAGAGTTTTGGGGAACTTCGTACTGTGGAAGAGAAACGAAAAAGGGGACTAAACCACCTCTTCTAGAAAACATAAAAGTTTGTACGGGATTGAACTCGGCCCTCGTCATAGGATTATAACTTATATTCATTTTCCAGTATTGATTTGAAGAAGCTCTTGAAATATAACGCCCACTATTTGTTCTAGTCTTCATTATTTTTTCATTAGAAGAAAGAGTGACGGAAGAATACCCGGGCCCCTCTAACGAACCGTTAGCATCTCCTGCTGGACCAATCGTATAAGTAGGGTTTGGCAGTGTGTCTGCAAAAGTAGTAAAAGTAGCCATTAATATTTCCCTGCGCCTGCTGATGATGGAGTGTAAACTGCGGTATCAATATCTTCATAAAAATCTTCGCCATAGGAGTTCACAGCTTCTCTCAGCATTCCAATAATATTTCCTCTTTGTGCAACAAGTATTTCTTCAACCCCAGAAGCATCCAGTGCGCTAATACTAATATTGGCATTAACGGGGGCTGACTGCTTCATTTGGTCATTAGGCAGTATACTTCCTGGAGTTTCTGGAACAAATAGTTCTGGGCCTTGTTCACCCACTACATACCCCGCGGTAGGTCCTCCAGTAGCTCTATACTTGGCACCCATAAAAGCACCCTTAGGTTGAAAGTTTTCTGGACCGCCAGAACCTGACTCCCCTCGGAAATATGCCAGCTCTGCTGCTGCTCCACTAGAAGTAGCTAAATCTGTTTTTTCGGTTTTCTTACCTACTGTTATGGTAGGGGTAGAGGCCGCGGCATCGGAATTACTAGAGCCTCCCTGAAAAGAAGTACCTGCTATAATAGCTAACTGGGCTGCGCCCAACACTCCTGCAAGTATAGCTCCGGGAAGCCCATACTCTGTAAAAGCTCTCATAACAGAAGCTGCAGTATTAACTACTGTTTGAGCCATTTGAATTTTCTTATTTGTATTAAAGTTCTTTCTAGCGGCGGCTTCTTTCTTTTTCTCTAACTGTTTAATTTTTTCTATACTTTCTTTTGACTTGCCGTCGCGTTTCTTTTCTGCTGCTATTTCCGCATCTATAGCCGCTATTTTTTGTTGGCCTGCTGCTGCTGCTATAGCACCGATAGAGCCAATAATAGCTGAAGCTGCTTCAAATTTTGCGGCAGAATCTTGGGTTTTATCCCCTAAAATAGCTAAACTATCCCCTATAGTAAATATACCACTAGCGATACTTCCTACTAATTCTCCTTCAGGGCCTAAAGCCATAAGACCATCTATCATATGCTGAGTAGCAAGCCTAGTTTCTAGTAATTGACCCCTAAAAGCTACTAACCCTTCTGATTTGGCAAAAGCTTGATTTACTTTGTCTACTTCAGCTTGATAATTTTCCGCACTAAGAACCTGAGGGATAGCGTCTATTTGAGCTTGTTTTCGATCTTCTGTATTTTTACCTAACTGCTTCTTTGCTTCATTCGTAATAGCACCAGTATCTGAACCCATAAATCTAGACATATCAGGAATACCACCAGAAGAGCTAGAAACTGAGGGCGCGGTAACTTGCATAGACTTAGCTAGCAAGTCTAAACCTAGAGCATCTTTCGCTTGTTTAGCAGAATCTATAGCGATTTGACCTGACTTTTTAGTAATCTCTCCAACTTTATCAAAATCCGATAAAATATTATTCTTTTCCTCGGCTGATATCTTCTCCTCTCTCTCTAATATTTTTAATCTTAGATCTAACAAACTTCTTTCTAAAGCTACTTTTTGTACAGTTAAGTCAAACTCTAATTGTACCATCTTTATTTTTATATCGGCTTCTCTCATAGCAAGCTTTAGTTCTTCATTAGGAGAAATTTCTCCAGTATTTTTAGCGCTAAACAAGGCCGCTCTTTTAGCTGCTGTTTTAAATCTAGCTATTTCCAAATTAGCTTCTGCTTTTGTATTCTGAAGAGCTTTTCCCGCTATCTCTAACTCAATTTTTCGTATTTCTAAACCTTCTCTTTCTGAACCTACAGTTTTGTCTTGCAAATCCAACTCTTCTTTCTTTAGCTCTATTAGACTTTGTAGTTTTGCTCGTCTGTCTGTACCGGCTTCTGTTAGGTCCATTTCATTCATTAGTAGTTGAATAGACTTATTGATGGTCTCTTCTCCAAGACCTAGCTCTTCTTGTTGTTGTTTGTTTCTATTTTTTTGAATACTTAGTAAGTTATTATTATTGCTTACTTCAGCCTTATACGCCGCAGTATTTAAAGATCCCGCAGTTTTTAAATGCGATATTACTCTACCATTTAAAGCTACTCTAGTTTTTTCAAGTCTAATAAGATTTTCTAATACTACTAATTCTTTGTATCTTTTCCTAACTTGCTTAATAACTAGATCCGCTTGATTTTCCATTGCTTCAGTAATGCCAAGTAATGCTTTAGTGCTATTACTCATGCTCTTGACTTGTTCTAGAAAGGCTTCTTTTGTCACATCATTGAGACCTTGGGTGTCAAAATATATCTGATCTAATGATCTTATCATTTCCGTCATAGGAGTATTAGCTTTGCCTAAGGCAGTGAGATACTCATTTACAGGTTTTTCTAGATCTTTAAAAGCGGAAACCAAACCTTCAACTTTCTTTGCATTATCTACAGTTTCTTTAGTTGATCGGTTTAATAAAGCATTTAATATTTTTTGCTGTTCGTTAATATCAATTTGTCCGTCGTTAAAAAGTTCTGCGGCGGCTTCGAGGCCTAACAGATCATTTAGAGTGCCCTGCAGTACCGAGTTTAACTCCGAAGCCTCCTTGGTAGCAAAAAGGTCTGCAAATTTATCTGCAACTTCTGAAGCGTTTACACTCGTTGCGCCTACTGCATCAGCTATTATTTGTGCTGGAGCTCCTCCTGCTTCAAATATATCTTTAAGCATATTGACTTCATTACCCGCTGTTCTTAGATCCATACTAAACTGTTTTAAATCCCTGCTTGAAAACATTCGCATATTAGCATTAGTTAAATTGTCAAGAGTTTTAGTTAATCTTACTACATCTTCTTCTGCATTTCCAAACATAAATGTCAGCATGTCACTGTCAGCAACCAATTTAGCCCACCCAAGAGCCATTTTTGTTGTGATAAGACCAATCTTAGAGCCTAGTTTAGCAAAATCTGCGCTCATACTGCCCCCAATAGCACTAAAACTTCTAGACATCGCTAGAAAAGCCCTACTAAACATATTTAGATCTTCAGTATTTTTAATACTAGCATTACTTACGGCTGCGGAACGCATCATATAATCTTTAAGAGCATTTCCAGCTGCTTTTGTTCTTTGAGTAACACTAACTCTTTGTTCCGCGGCTTTCTTTTCCTCTTCAGTTCCAGTCGCCTGTACAACAGCTAGACTAACCAGCTGTTCTTCTTGGGCAGCGAGTACTTTACTGTAATGCTCTGCTGATTCCGCAACCTTATCTTGAGCTTTAGATAATTGACTTTGTGCGGGTAAAATACTTACTATTGCTGAAAACGCTTTTTTAGCAACCCCTGCTATTAAAGTTATCGCTAAAATAACCTGCCCAATTATAGGCAGAGCATATGTAATACCAAGTAAAGCCACTCTTCCGGCTGCACCAAAACTTAGCATAGCTACACCAGCTTTTCCTAATAAAGGGCCTATAATAGGTAATTTAGCAGCGAAACCTACAACAGAAGCTTCATTACCTGCCATTTCCTTTCTAAAGTCTTTTCCAACTTTACGACCCTCTTTGAATTTAGCAAAAAAGTTTCCTAATGAAGGATTGCTTTCGAGATCTTCTAAAATTCCCGCCGTGCCATCCGCGTATCTTTTAAGAGATTCTGTTTTTAAAAGGTCTCCCGCCCCACCTCCAGGAGCTCGACTACGTCTATTCTCTACATCTGCTCTTTGCTGAAGCAGCGGTATTAGTTTTTGTAAAGAAGCTATCTCACTGTTATAACCTTGTATAGTGGCTTTAGTCTTTGCTGTACCTTCTTGTATAGCTTTATTTCTAGATTTAAGTCTAGCCTCTAACTTTTTTATAAAAAGTTCTTGGTCTTTTACAGCTACTTTTCCTTTTCTAATAGAAGCAATAAACTCTTTTTCGGCTTTTGATACCCCAGTAACACTTTTAATAGCCTTATTAGCAGAGGTTTTCATTTCTTTGAACCGCTTATCATTAGCCTGTACAGCAAGTAAAGCGTCTCCTGCGGCTTCTTTAGCTTTTGAAGCTAAATTAGTAAGAGCGGGTAGAGCTTGCCTTAAGATTCCCTGTGTTAGTACAACAATAAAAGCACCTAAAGCAATTTTATTTTCTGCTAAAAAGGATACAAGGGGGCCTAATACAGTATTTACTATATTTAAAAAGTTTTTAGCTAAATCTTGTAAGCTGGCGGATAATTTGTCGTATGGATTTGAGCTTAGACTATCATCGACAGAAGCGTATTTCTCTATACCTTGTTGGATTGTTGCATTAGCAAAAGCTTGACTTCTTTCAAAGGCAGTAAGTTGATTAGCTGTTTTTCCTACTGAACTAGCATAAGCTTTAGTAGCATCTTCTAATCTTACTACTATGCCTAATTCGTCTAAAATTTCCGGTTCTAGTTTAGCTACACCACGTACTAAACGATCAACAGAGTCTCCTACGTCTCTTCCAAGAGCAATAGCAGCTTTTTTAGCTATAGTAGTTAGCTGTTCTAGTGTTGAAGGATCGAATCCTGCAGAAGTACCAAAAGAGGCGGTCCTTAAAGCTTGGTCTAAGGAGATTGCATTGCCTGTTGCCTCTCTCAACCCTTCTGCTAAAATAGCGATATTTGTACCAGAGGATATTCCTAACTGTTCTACACCTTTTAAAAGAGTTTCTACTTGTGCAGCTTTTTGTAAAGCGCCAAAAAGAGCAGTAGCAGCAAAAATATTAGCTGCTAGAGTTGCATAGGCGCCAACAAGTCCAGAGGATCCTCCGCCTATTTCGTTCCGCATCTTAGAGAAAGCTTTAGTTCCATTAGCTGTAGCTCCTGCTACGCCTTTGGCACCTTTATTAAATTTATCCTGCTTTCCCGAAGCATTTTCATGCGCTTGACCGGTTTTATTAACAGACTTAGCAAGCTTATCAACATCCTTTTGGACGACTTTAATATTCTTACCTTCGACTATTACTTCTAGTAGTACTGAACTATCAGCCACGTGATTTGCTCTTCATCTTGTCGTATTGGCGTTTTAGTCTCTCTTGAGAAACTTTTATCGCTTCCGCGTCAAGCCTAGATAAAACTTCTATTAAAAGTTCTTTATCTTCAATATTATATAGATCTATTAAAATGGGTAGATTAGTATAATCTTTTCCTATGTAGCCTATTTCTGGATATACACGGTCTCCTAAAAGATTAAATACTTCTATTCCCTCTATAACACTAAGGGGCAAGTCCTCTACTCCTGGAGGACACTTGCTAGGATCTGGTTTTCTTCCTAATTGTTCTTCCATTTCCAGATACCTATCTTTTGTCATTCCGACAGTATTATTTTTCTGCCAAGTTTCGAACCTCTCCCAAAGCCTCTCTTTTTCCGTTTCCACGAAAGTTGGCAAGGTCAAAGACTACCTCATTTATCCAGTTATCAAACTCTGTCGAGTTTTGGACCATTACTTCAGCTTGTTCCTGATCATATTCTAGTTCTGTGTCTGGATCTTGATTATTTAAATCTACTAATAACAAGTCTTCTAGGTACTTCAATTTTAAGCCCTTCCAACCTTTAATAGTAGCAGCGGAAAATTCTTTTACAAATTTATCCTCATCTAAATCTTCTACCATTTGCCTAGTTTTACGATCAAACTTTTGTGCGATACATTTTTTTCTTAACGTTAGCAACTCTTTTCTTGCTAAGTTAGCTACTTCTACCTGGAAGCCTGGGCAGCCGGGAAAATCAATCCAAGCTGACTTTGTGTCTACCATTAAATCTTTTAATTTCATATAATTCCTAATAAGTAAAATAAGTGTTTAAGTTTGCTGGGTTGCTCATTAGACGAAAATCATAGTTTTGAGAAAAAACTTCACCAAAGACTGGTCTATTCGTAAAAGAACAAGCATTTGGCATATTTATATCTAACTGCAAATCAGCTGCTGAAAATCCAGCACGAATACGTACAGAAGCATTTTCACTCCAAGTTAGTAAGTTATTAATAGACTCAGTATTAGTATTATCAATATATTGAGTAATACTTCCACCCAAAGTTCTTCCTTCTAAAGTGAAGGAGTTTGGGTAGATTGTATTGGAGGCACCTGTTACAGCTTGAGTATCTTGAATAGTTCTATTCTCCGTCCAAGATATATCGTTTTGTAGCTCTAGGGATGCTCCCTGAATATTATCTAAATCACTTCCTTGAACGGATACAATGAACTCTTTTGATACTGCGAAACTTGGTGTAGTATCATAACCTACAATGGAAGGATTAAAGGTTCCTTCTGTTCTTGTAAGTTTAGTTCCTTGTCCGGAAAGAGGCACTGTCATTATTCCAGCTCTTGGAATATTGAAAGTTCCACTAGTAAAAACTGCATTTTCTATCTTATAGTAAACGTCAGGACTTTTGTTCTGGTATACAAAATAAAGATTAAAAGTGTTTAAACTATTTCCGTTGTAATCTAATAATAAATCCAGAGGCTTATGCTGATATAGCGAGGCTTCATCTAATACATAGAGTGTAAAAGAAAAGTCTGCTGGATTTGCTCTATTGATGACGGAACCTTCGAACAAATTATTCGGGCTATGCAAAGTTCTTTTTGCAACGCCTTCTTGTTGAAAGGTTTGGGAGAAAGTGACATCTTTCATTGTATGAAGAAGGTAAAAAGTATTAGTTGGATATTCCAGCCATACTCGGCCTTCTCTTATAAACTCAAAACTCACTTAGGATCTCCTTGACAATCTCCTTATAGAGAAAAACGGGGGGGATTATTTTCCCCCCCAATTCTCATAATTATATCTAACAAATAGTATTTTGTCAAGAATTATTTTTTACTATGCTTATGCTTTATAGATGATAGTAGCTTCGTCGGTATTATCAACGTTACCAGAAGCAACTTGACCGTGGAAGTTAATTTCAAGAGTAAGCAAATCTTCTACGTTAATAGTAGGAACTTCTAAATGCGCTGTTGGTAAATCAAACGCAATTCTAGGAGTATTTGGTGTTTCACCACCAATATTAATACTCATATCAAATACGTTTCTAACAGTAGTAGTATCCGAGACTAAATCTGCGAATAGTTCTCCTGATTTACTATTGGCTTGATCATTATCAAGGTAACAAGTCATAGAACCTGAAATTGAGCGAGCACCAGTAATATTTGCTAAAGGAGCGTTCACAATACCTAATTCTTCTGGGGTTAGGTAAGATACATTATTTTCAATAGAAAAAGACCCACCGGTAAGAACGAGATTATATACATCGTCTGGACTTACGTCAGTACGTGACAAACTCATTGTAGAGATACGGTTACGAATAAAGTTAGTAGTTTCTGTAATACCAATAGCTTGAGCACCGACTAAATCTGCGGGTACAGAAGTACCAGAGTCCGTCAAAGTTTTTGCAAAACCACTCCACTGAATAGTAGCGATACCATCAATATCAAAGTCAACACTGCAAGAGTTTACTACAGAACTATCAAGTTTGTAAACTTGAATATTAGTGCCGTCCTCAAAACTAAAATAAATATTCCAACGATCCCCAAAAGTAGACACGTTAGAAGCGCTAAAATCAAAAGTATTACTATTTGCTGCGGGAGTATTAACGTTTGCGTTAGCAGCATCTTCAATACCTATTACTGAGTTATAGAAAACACCCGTAACTGGATTATAAGAATCCGAACCCATTAACATACCCCATAAAGGCTCTTCAGGCATATGAACTACGCCACTACTTACGATAGGTCGAGCATAAGTACTCATGGACCATTCCACAGGTGCTAAACTATCGTTAAAAAGCAATCTTGCTCTACGAGAAGTGGTTCCTGCTTCACTGATCGTAATTTCAGATGAGTTAATTGATTGAGTAAAAGAAAATCCATCTAATACAGATAATTTCCAAGCTTCTACGTGTGTGCCGGATCCGTCTACTAATTCTACGTATACCGTTGCATTTCTTGTAAATTGTAATGCCATTTTATTTCTCCTGAGAAAACTGTATTAGTTTTCTCCTTAACCTAAAAGGTTAGTACCTGACTTCGCAAATAATCTCTCCTACTGCTAGGGGTTCTAGTGCTCCTTCGTCAGTATCCAAGCTTAAGATTGTTATCTGCTGAACACTTTGTGTAGCACCGTTTTGGTCTACATATGAGAGACTTGCGTTGTCTTCCAAAACCGTTTCTATATCTTCAAATAATTTTTCTAGGGCGAAAACAGCGTTTTCTTCAGAAACATATATTCGAATAGTAACAGTTAAATATCTATCTTTATATCCGCCGCCTTGATATTGGCGTGTTTCCGACCCCGCGCTAAGATGTACTGCGGGGAAGTCTTCTACTTCATCCCAAAACTTGAGTCTAGGTAGAACATTACCATATAAATTTGTTCTATAAGGAAAATTACCATTAATTCCTTTAATTTTATCTTCGAGAGCCTTAATAATAGCCATTCTTCTAGTACTATAATCTCTGGTAGCCATTATACTCTCCTAGTGTAAAAACGTCCCGTTAATAATTCTGCTGCTATTTCTCTTATAGATCTATCTATTATTTTTCTAGGGTCTCGGTCTGGAGTAGCCCAAGGTGATTTTCCTGCTCCAGGTTCAAAAATTTGGTACGGGTTCTTATCATATGTATACCCTATACTAGGGAATCCTTGGGAAGTAGTGCTAACATCAGTGATCCGAACACTATTAGCAAATCTTCCTGTTCTGTTCTGTAGTCCGGGAACTCCCATATTGCCTCGTACTGTTTTAGGTAACTTCTGATTAATTAAAGCTGCTAGAGCGATATTACTACCTGCCGAAGATTTTTTGGGTCCTGCAACTCCTCTCAAAGACCCAAGCTGTAAATTTTTGGGTTTTACTTTTTTTAGTTTTTTATTAACTTTTTTAGTTTCTTTTGCCGTTTTAGTTAAATCTATTTTAAAATTATCGCTTTTAACTTTTACGTTTTTTCTTCGAACTATTTTAGTATCGAACCTTTCTATTACTTTTTTTCTTTCTACATCTATTCTAGTGTCTGAACCAGGTCTTTTGGACAGGCTTTTAGACTTATCTATTTTTAATAAAGCGTTTCGTAGTCTTTGTAACGCATTTTTTTTAAAAGCGGCTTCAGTTGTAAGACCATATATTCTATTGTAGTATTCTGACTCAAAACCAACTTCTAAAACTTCTCTTTCTTTAGTGGCTCGCTTTTTTATAAAAAAGCCTAAGCCTAAGTTTCTAATATCTTTTTCAGTTATTTTATTATCTTGTCTGGCTCTTTGGTTGTATTTACTAATCCGACTACTTAGTGCTGTGCTAGCCCTACCAACTTGCTGCTCTACAACAGAAGAACCGCCTCTGTGTCCTAAGTCTAAGAATCTCCCCTTCTGTATTTCTAAATGGTCCGAGTTTTTGAAAACATCAGAATTTATACTTTTTAAAGTTATATTTAAGTTATTTACTAGAGTATCTTTTCTAGTAGAGAATAAGTTTTTTATCGCATTAAAAACACTTTCAGGAGTATCTTTCCAGTAAATTTTTTCATTTTTTTCAGGCTCTAAAACTTTTATTGCCCATGCCGATTTATTACCTACTACACGGGTATTGACCTTAGACCCGTATTTTTTTTGTGCCTTGGCATAAGTACCATTTACCAGATTTCCGACATATTTTTCTAAAGTATCCTCAAATCTCTGATCGGTTAATATTCTAAGATCTATATTGTATGTCGGGGATGTCAGCTCTTTAATAACTTGAGCCTTTACTCCATTTACGGAAGATTTAAAAGTATGCTCTTTTAAATCAGAATCAGTTTCTCTAAAACCAGCTGGCCCCTTCTTAGTATTAGCGGGTTTTTGTAATTCTACTATAGTTTCGTTTAGTAGTTTCTTTAGAAATCGCCTGCTCATGCTACTCTATACATATCTAAGACTCTGCGAATATGGTCGGGGAAACCCGGATCATTTCGTATGGCAGAAGACCCAGCACCCTCACGAGTTGCTGAACCAATGCTTTGTCTTTCCTTCCACTCATCTTTGTGGTAATATGTAATAATATCTGCTACAGCTAGTTGTAAGTCTGTAGGGATAGTTGTATATCCGGCTAAATAGGTTACTTTGACTGACCCTACACCACGAGGCCAGTTTTTATACGCACCACTTTCTTGCGTTCTAAACACAGAGTCAGAAACTTGATCTAAATACCAAGAGTACTCAGGCGGAGTTCCTCCACCGTTAGTAAATAATTCTGTGTAGGCAGTAGATTGTCCTACTCTTTCATAAACATTTGTAATACTAATAACAGGGCTGTACTTTAATTGAACAGTATACGTATCCCACTGAATGTCAAAAAATTCAGTATATCCTGGGCTACTAGCATAGGTATCAAACTCACTATTACAATAGGTTCGGACAAGCTTACTTACACTCGTAATTAGCGTCTCGAACTTTTCATCGTACTGAGTAGAATTTACTCCCTCTAGTAGTTTATAATCGTCTAATGTAATTAAATCAGCCATTTCTTTCCTAAAAAGGCTTGGGAAGCCCGAAGGCTTCCCATCCTAAACATCTTACCAAGCGTGAGCAACAACTTGGCCTGCATCAGCAAACATGACATCAAAGCCACGACGCTGAGTAGCAACCAGTACTCGACGCTGATTTTCAACATCGTAGTCTGATTCAACAGTTACACCACGTAATACTGGTACAAGGAAGTTACGAGTATTGACAGCAACACCCCAAACCTTGTTAGCAGTTTTACCGGCAGTAAACTCGTCACAAACGATAATGGGTGAGCCATAAGCCTGACCAATTTCGCCTGAAATCTTAGTAGCGCGATCGCCACCAACCAAGTTTACATCTTGGAATTCAACATCATCAAGCAAATCGTAGTATGCAGCTAAAGATACAACATAAACTACGTCTGAAGGACGACGACCATACTTGCCCATTGCTTGACGCATGTTCAACAAAGCAGCAGCAGTAGCAGTAACACTAGCTGCACCAGCAGAAGCACCTGAATCAAGCAATTTGCCAGCAGTAATAGCCTGTTGGATAAGACCAGTCTGGCCTCCAGCGTTTACTAATTCAGCACTATGGCCAGCTTGAAGAATTGAATGCTCAATAGCGCGTGCATGAGCACGTACCATAGCTTCACGAATCAAAGGAAGAATAGGCATAATTGCATCTTCTTCAGTTTCATTAGCCATGAAAGACTTAGAAACCAACTTCTCTACGGTCAGGACTTTGCTACCTAAACCAATACCAGCGTTAGCGCCGGGAGAAGCTTCATCACGATCGCCTAAGTTACCGTTGAAGGGAGTATTAGTCGCGCCAGTACCTGCAGCGTTAATCCACTCTGCATAACCTGCATCAGGCATAGTTGGGATAACCATAGAAGCAGCATTCATCTGAATCTTACGGAAAAGAGGATCAAGAACGAGTTCAAGCTCAATATCGCGCTGAATAGCGGTAGATACTGTTGACTCAAAATCCGCAGTAGTAGAAGTAGGAACAGTTACACCGGAATTGGCATTAACTTTTTCCATGATAGAACGACCAAAACGAGTTCCTTCCAGGCCTTTGTTAGTAACTACACCCAAAACGTGTGCATTTACCATATCTTCTTCTGACAGCTCAGACTTTTGGCTAGAGCGGTCTGAGAAGACTCGCTTGCTCTGCTGAATTTTTTCAATTTCAGCGGCTTTTTCTTTCAGCTCATTTTGCAATGAACTAATGATTTCTGCATGGTCAGCGTCTTTAGCACTCATTTTTGCTTCGACGTCAGCCATTAAACGTTCTGCACCGCTTTGTACGGCGGTTACAATTTGAGCTTCTTGCGCAGCTTTCTGAGCTTCGGCTTCGGCAGCAGCTTTTTGTTCTGCTTCCAATCGCGTTTTCTCTTCTGACTTGCGTTCAGCTTCTTTCATTGCCATTGCAGTTGCGGTCTTTTCGACAGCAGCAGCCACAATCGCATCAATATCGATATCACTCATAGTTTTCTCCTGTGCTTCGACTTTATCAGAGTCGGTAGGCATTGATTCGTTAACGGAATCTAGATGTTTTTCAGTTTCCTGAAGGTTATTAGATTCTGTTAAGGAATCTACTGTTTTGAAAGATTTCTTGAAGTCTTGATAATCTGATTCAGAGTCAAAAGACTTAGCAAGAGAAAAGGTAGCAGCTTGGTTAGCAGGAACCGTAACTACGGAAACCTCCAATAACTCTGCGTCCTTAATCTTATATCCATCGGTTTCGGTCATGTACTCCGCATCCTTGACTCGAAACCCGACTGAAAAAGCTCCAAGGACGCCTTCTTTAATTAACTCTCCTACATGTCCAGCAGATTTAGCAATTTTTGCTTTTAGCTGCAGACCATTGTCGTTAGTACCAAGCGAAATTGCTCGGCCAATCGGCTGGTTGTAGTCGTGATTAAAAAGAATAACTGGATTGTTTAAATAGTTTTGAAGTCCGCCCTTTGTCCAGGCTTCAGATTCAATAATATCTCCAACTCGGTCAGTACCATTAGTACTGGCCATACCTGTGATATGGAGATCATCCCCATCTTCAAAGGCTTTAAAAGTGGAGCCAATATGAAAAATTTTATTCAATTGATTCTCCTTTTATAGATTTTAATTTCTCCAGAGGAGAAAGGTCATCTTCTGAAGCCGGCTCAAGAACGGGCTTTTTCATTGGTTTAGGTTCTTCAACAGGTTTAGTACCAATTGAGTTCCAATCTGCAGGATACATCTGTGCAGCAGTTTTAAGGATAGAGTTATAACCCCTACCTTTAAAATGTCTTGTTAAAAGTCTTGGATTGATAGGATATACGTCTGGTCCTAGATTATAATATTCACTTCTAGAGAGAACACGTCCCTGTTCATGAAAGAAATCAATCATACCCTTTAATACTTCGGATTTTGTCATTTAAGTTTCCTCTTGCTCTTGTGGCCTTCCGCCTTCTGCGGGATTTGAAGCTGAACCTGCAATGTTGGCAGGTACTCTTATCTCACTGGCGCCGAAAACCTCGTCGTAGTTTAAAGCTTCTCTTGCTTCGTTGGGTGTAATAATTCCTGCGTTTACTAGTGTAGAATAATAGGCTGCAGAATCTCTCAGCTCTGGCTGAAGTGCGGGAATATTACTAATGTCTGGACTAATCTGGTAACCAAAAAACCTTTCTAAAGCTTTATCTAGTTTTTCTACAATAGGTAAAATAGTCTCTAAATAATACATTCTATGATTAGGACGAATATTGGCATTGTTTCCAGAATCTAACATGATAGGAGGTACGCCGAGTACTTTTAATACTTCTTTGTTTGCGGAATCAATGGAAGATTCGAAGTCTAGCTCACGAAAATTAACATTTGAAATTGAGTCTAACTCCATTCCTCCGTCCAGCACCAATGGGCGTCTACCGCCACCATCCGGTCTATACCGCGTGACCCAAGATTGAATCATTCTCTCTTTATTTTTTTCACTAATTACAGAAGGAGATTTAATTACCAAACCTGGTACGGCGCCATTCTTAAAGAAATTGTCTTGAAACTCACGCATACGTGTAAGCTGTGACATGCTTCGTTGGGCTGCCCTTAAACGGCTAGTACCACGATAGATGCTATGAAAACTATTTTCTTTAACATGGATGATTTCATTAGGGGTATAGTCTATACTTGTCTGAAAAGTATATCCTTGTACATAGGTTCTTTTGTCTGGCTCAATGTCCATATAATTGGCGGGGAGATGATACAGAGAAACTCCATCAAAGTATATAAAGATATTTCCATCTAAAATATAGTCGATTATGAGGTTTCGCTTAAAAGTAGAAACATCTTGAAAAGGGTTGGGTTCTTTGTTTAACAATAAGTCAACACGAGAACGCCTTACACCTTTAACAACCGAGTTCAATCCTTGAACTGGCTCACCTACTCTTAACGGAATTTCAGCTGCATCATCTACAATCATGTTTACGGCGCGGTTCACAACTTCGAGGTACTCGTAGTACGCTTTATAGTTATGTACAATTTCTCTGGAAGCAATAGGACCCGAGCCTTCGAGACTTACTACAATCTCTTCTTGCGCGGGATTTAACTTTTCCTGTTTCCAGAAATCATACCAAGCCATATTTTTCTCGTTGTATTTCTACCCAGCGCTTCTGCTTTTCTGCAGTGTGAAGCGGAGGATTTCTTCCGTAAATGGAATGTAGTTTCAGATGATGGTCGTGACATAGGGTGACTGTTTCAGTGTAAAGTTCAGCCCAATTATCATCTATAAATTCGTCTCTCCAGATTATTAAATACTCATCTGTGTAATGGTCTGGACGAAGCTTTTGCTTCTCACTTAACCATTTACGCAGTAAAGGAGCTAGAGTATGGAAATGGTGAAAGTCTAACTTTATCTTAACGCCGCATATCCGACATTCAGAACCTTTCTCGTACTTCGATTTTGCCCTATCTCGGATGTATTTTACTGGGTCTCTTTTTAATTCTACCATCTAATTTTAATCATTATAGCTATAGGTCAGTTGAAAGTCAAGAATTATTTTTTTCTCGGCTTTAGAATGTTGGAGCGTTCTCTTCAAAACTATAGAGTGCGTATCTCAATGCGTCTGCCATGTGAGAAGCTGAATCATGAACGGGCTTCTCTCGAATCAAGTTGGGATTTGGGTCCCAGCGATATTGGTCTAATGCACGTAAGACCTCCGTACAGTTTGAGTCTACTATAAGACGATCGTTATCAATAAGACTTGCCACATGACCAATCCCGTCAACCACCGATTTCTTGGCGTTGATAGTAGAAATGTCATACTGCTGTGCAAGATCGAATCTTGTCTGGGCTGCGGCTGCGTCGATAAAACAATAGTCGACCTCTCTTCTTTCAATAATTTCACCAAGGAAG